ATATAACTATTCTTTTGAGTGGAGTTTATTTTTCTCGTAGAATCATATGTAAGGCCGGTCAACTCAAATCCAAGACGTGGAAGCGATATAGCAACTTCTCTATCTAGATCTGGATTTGTATCTAGTCTGACAAGAAATTTTTGTTTGGGTCCATACGCTAAAGGAACAACAAGTGTTTGTACTCTATTACCGTTCGAATCCGTTCTTACAAGTTGGATATCATTGAATAATGATCCGAATACTTGAACATAACGTCTAATTGTACCGTGATAAAAATACTCAAACATCAGAACCTACCCTCTGACCATGGATCTTTTTCACTAAAATCAATAATATCGTCTTCTAGTATATTAGATTTATATACAGTATCATTATCTGCTTGTGCATCAATTGTAGAAATTTGGAATTCTTGTACGATACCATCACCATCTTCAGCTAGTAGAACTTCGCCATCTTCAAGAAGTGTTTGATAGAAAGTTTGATCAAGTGAATATTGATCTTCAACAATATCAATCTCACTATATCCAGTATCAAGTTTTTCAGAACTATAAGAAAATAATTCACAACGTAAATCATATGTCTGTAATCTACCGGTTTGATAAAAAATCTGTTCGTGTTCTACAAACTTGATCTCAAATATCTTATCAACCATTGGAAAATAGATTAGATCTCCTTCTAATGGACGATTAGAACTGATTGAGTATCCATTAGCAGTGCCTGCTTCTAGTACGATAGATTCTGTCTCATTGTTCCCTGTGAGAAACTGTCTTGATGGAACAGCCGTATTTGCCTGTTCTGTAAGTAGATTATAACCTACTTCTGTCATCAACTTTTCTGTACGAATCTGATCAAATCTTTTACGAGCAAGAGTGAAAGTCATCTCATCTCGTATCTGTAGACCAAATCTTGAGAGTAGATCACCTTCTCCTTCAAATCCTTCAACATTCTTGATATACATTTCAACGTCAGCAGCGGTTGTGAACTTCATCAGTGGATCTTCACCGAATAAGTTATCTCTCGCTACGATTGTTTTTGGAATGTACTTTACATCATGACCATAGATCTTGATAGCCTCAATCGTGAGATCTTCAACTAGGTCTTGCTCTCTGGCGTATGAGAAGTTATTGAAATACTTATTCGTCGCCATAATTTATCCAATCATATCATGGACGGGCAATGAATAACTCGTAATCATTTCATCTTCTAACTTATTAATTTCTTCTCTTGCTTCACCTAGAATACGAACACCGTCAAATTGAATTCCTCCTGGAAGTTGAATACCTTGAAACTTAGATAGATTTTCGCCCCACTGTCTTTTAAATAAAGCAGTCGAATATCTAAGTAACCATCTATCACCCCAAACATCTGTATATGTATTTGGATCTACTGTGCGATAACAATCAATGATGATGTATTCATCTACGAGAACATCTGTTTCCCAATCCATATCAATATAAAGTCGATCTGTGTGACGGTTGAAACGAATAGGTTTCTTACCAACAAAGATTTCTTCAAGCATTTCTACATGTCTCATAGCGTTCACATAAGGAACATATGAAGCACTAGAAAAATCAAAAAGATCGTTTAGATGAATTTGATATCGAATATTGAATAGATTTGAACTATTAATAGAATCCCCAATATCAAACACTCTCACGATCCCTTGAATATTTTCTGGGATAGAGATGTATTTGTTGGTTTTATCTGAAGAAGTAATTTGATGTTTTAAATAAACATGTTCTGTGCCATCGTAATGATAATCACGATAGTATTGTAATGCTTCGTCAATTCTATCCTCTAGTTGTTCGTCATCAACGTTGATATCTATAACTGGAGAACCTAGATTTCTAAGGCAATATTGTTTATGTTGTTCTCTGGTCGCAGGAATAGCCATAGTACCCTCTTTGTATAAGTCTTATGACTATTTATAATATTTATATTAATTACACCCAACCCCACTGCTGTTGACGGTACAGACTTCCTCCACGATAAGCCCATGTATCGTTCCTGTTACGGCATAGGTTCGGCGAAAATAACCACCTTCACGAGTTGAGGAAGGCCGCCGTCGGCGCGGTGAATGCTGCCGTGTAACGAGCTACACCCTTCGTCACGCGAAAATCATCAATCCAGCCATTAAAGAACTGATCTTCCAGATGTCGCGTGCCGATCATAAGGTTCTGATTGTTATAAATGCTTGTGGCCGATGACAACGTGTCTGACAGGCTTCCATTGATAAAAGTCCGGTAAGCACTTCCATCAAATGTTAAGGCGATGTGATTCCATTGGTTTAGCGTTGGCGTTCCGATGGATCTATTCTGGCAAATGTTCCACGAGCTGTTATTAGAGCTTAGAAATAGCTCGCTGACACCCGGCCCGATTTGCCGCTGGATCAACAAGGTAAGGCCGCCGCCTCCTCCTGCGCTGATGCTGAAATACGGCGCGCGCGATGCGTCTCCAGCGTCGTAGAACCACCCCTCTATCGTCCAGTCTCCAGAAGACAGGTTAAAATCCGCATCGCTGACCTGGGCGTAATCGCCAGAGCCATCGAATAGACCTGACGTCGTGCCGAACTTGAATTCCGCGTCGTCTAGCTGAGCATTGCCCTGAACCGAGACAGTGTGCCCATTGGACGAGCTGTCGGTAAATGTCGTCGATGCGTCCGCGCCGTCGAAATGCAGTAAGAGCGAAACGTTTGCGAAGTGCTCGTCTCTTGTTATAGTGGGCCAATTACCTTGTTTTCTTCTTCCAATTACAGAATATTTTCCTGAACCCCCTATCGACCAGACACCAGAATTATATTTTTTATCGGTAACCCCATCATTTAATGCAGAAGTTACTACAGTAGAATTAGCAGTACCGGTAAAATTATAACCAATATACTTTGGCATTGATGAAATCCTTAAGGCTTTTTATTTTATTTATATTATTGCCATTTAGGTCCACGTAACCAAATAACAAGACTTCTACGAATACCATTTGTTACTGGTTTGACTCTATGATATGTAAAAGAAGGAAAGAATAATGCTGAACCTTTTTCTTTAAAGTGTGGTAGTTTAATAGGTTCCATTACATTATAACCATCAAGATTTAGTTGTTCTTCACGATTTTCTTCTTTTTTTTCTTTTAATGATAACAACTCAAATTCTCCACCATCATATTCACTAGGGTCTGTCAATTGAATACTACAACTGATTTTACGAACGGTATTTTTTAGAATATGGTCTTCTGGATAATCGGGTTGTAATGTTCTATCATTTACAATGGTGTCTGTATGCCAGTGATAGTGGTTTTGGTCACCATAATATATTGTATATTGAAATGGCTCTATAGCAGTAATATTGTAGTTCCATCCACTTTGTTGATTGACATCATCGATTGTTGGACGAATCATAGAATATAGTTCTTCATTATCATGCCAAGATACTTTGTTCTTACGAATAGTATGATTGGCGTTTTCTGGATTTTCAATACCATATGTTAACGCTTCTTCTTCTTCACTTTTTTCACAAATCTCACGAATACGCATAATCTGTTCAGGCCAGAATAAAGTTTCATAGTACCAATACCAATTATTTTCAAATGTAGTTGTTAGAATTTGACCTTCATGACCAATATTTATTGACACATTATTCTCCAGACTCTTCAGTTCGTTTTACGATAGAGAAACGAATCTTTCTATCATTATCCGTCGTTTCCATTAATTCTTTATAATATTCACTTTTACCAATAGGTTCAATGAATAACTGTTCTCTGCGGTCATATGCAAAATTAGAAAATGGACCAAAACGATCTACATAATGTAGAAATAATTGACATTGCCAATCTGTTGTTTTAGGTGGATTAAACTTTTCTCGCCAATGCGGTACGTCACATCCACGATAAATCATTGCTTCTTTAGGTTGGACAGAAACAGGCATTCTTACTGTTAAGTCATCTGGATCTGCATACCAGATAGGCCAGTCAAACTTCCCAGATTGTCCTAGATTGATTGTAACAGAGATTTCACAAGAAGGTCTATCAGAATGATAGTGTAATTCTTCACCAGGACCATATACACGCATGTAGGTATATGTGGG